TATGCCTTTTTATTTTTAGATTTGTAATCAGCTTTAACTAAGTCGTATATTTGTCGGAAATTTCGATAAGCTTTATCTAGTGCAGGATATTCTTTAGCCATTTTTTCAACTTCACCTGTATTAATAAGTTCATTAAATGTAACAGTGTTATCCCAGATAGTAGTGCTATAAGTAAAGCTATCTGGGTCAACTAAGGAAGTATTATTTGCCATTGTATCATAGGTTAAAACCTGTGATTCTTGATCGTCTAAAGGTATTGTGATTGTCACAGGTTTACTATCATAGATAGGATTTACTTTATTCACTCGTTTTTTCTTTTCTTTTTTGCCAAATTAAGTAACTTTCCCACACACGATCGCCCTTTCTGTATAGGCTAGATTCATGGAAGGGTTTACCCTCGAATCTACAATAGTCACGAAATGCGTCTAAATCATCAAAAATTTTTCGGATAAGCGGATCTTTAATTGCCATTTTTTATTTCTCTTCATAATCGTTATAAATTATTTGACAGCCATTTTCGCCGTCTTCTGCAACATCAATTACAACAAATCGACCTGGATATTTTGCATGAATATGTTCATACAATTCATCTGCAATCATTTCACAACTTTTATAGTCTAACTGTACTGTTCCTGTGTTATACAGATTTTCACACCAACGCTTAAATTGTATAAATTCGATTTCTCGATCATCATGGAATACTTCAATTTGAACTTTAAAATGAAAAATGTGTCTATGTGGATGACCTAAAAAGCTTACATCATATTCATCTCCTGTAGCAAGATTAGGATCTGTTAATGCTGCAGGATATTTATGAATGCCTTCTTTTTTAAAAGTTACCCAAATGCTTCTTTTGCTCATATTACCTTTATTTATTTTAGTATTGTATCTTCGGTATAATCTTTCCATTTTGTAAATTTGTCACTTGCCATTAAGTCATGCAATCTATGACACCATACACCAGGGTTTGAAACATTAAATGAAGTATCATCAATTTTGAGCATTGTATTGTAGTTCCAAAGTTTTACATATGGTATAGGTATTCTAAGTTGTGGAATAAAGTTATTAAATTCGCATAATCCACCTTCGTTAAATTGTTCAATTGCTTCAAAAGGAATGTCTAAACTGCACAGATGTCCTTCTTTTAGAAAGTGTTCTATCATCTGCTCCCATTGGTCCCATTCTTCCGGTGTTTGCGGATTAAAAGAATGATTAGCACCAAAGAAAATGTGTTCTGTTTTTAATTTTCCACAAGCGTTTGTAATATCTAAAATTGGTTGGATACCTACGACAAATAGTGTATTCATAGAGTATGCAGGAGTTTTTTCTACTTCTCTACCATAAAAAAATCTTACATCGTCACGATCTAGTTTTTTGTTACTGTAGTCTCTTTCCATAATTAGCCTGTAAATGTATTGTTATAATTGCTTGCTGATATATAATCTCTATATCTTGTATCATTCCTTGCCCACGTATCACCGTTGCCTTGCATAATTTCAATATACCTGTCTATAGTACGGTGTGTCCAATCTGAGATTTTACCAGAGTTAATATGTTTATATTCTAACAGTTTTTTTAGTTTTTGTAAAGCATCTTCTAAGCTCCATGGTACATATAATCTTGTATGATCGTGTGCAAAGATTTCAGGAAAACTTCTGTATGCAGGAAATAGTACGTTAGCACCTAATGCATCTGCTTCACTTACAGTATTGCTTGTCCAGTCTTGTAAAGCACAATTAAACAATACTCTGCTATCATTTAATAGTTCATAGTATTCGTTTTTCTTTAAGTTTTCATAAATTTTCAATTTACCTTTGGCTTCCATTTCTCTCGCACGAATGATATACTTTTCATTATTGCTCCTTAAAGGACCTCCTTGTAGGATAGCAAATTCTACGTCTTTATGATTATGAGTTTTAAAATATTTTTCAATTAAATCCATAAAAAAGTCTGGTTGCTTTTCTTGATCAAATCTAGCAGCAAAAGCAACTCTATATGTTCTTTTATTAAAATCTTTAATTGATTCAACCCTTGATTTAACTTCTTCTTTATCAAATGCAAGTCCGCTGACGTTATAGATTGGAGCACGCCAATTAGCAATTTTCATATGTGCTACCATTTCCTCATTACTTGCAAGTACACCAGTAACAAATTCATTCACCATTTCTTCATACAAACTCATCCATTTGCTCATATTCCATACGTGAACAAAATCGTCAGGATCTACTGCTTGTGCCAAGCATCTTACCCATACCTTAGGACGTTGTTTAGCTGGAATTTGATTCATAATATACGGAAGGCTTTCGATACCTGGTTGGAACATATCTTCAAAAAATATTACATCCTCTCCGGTAACTTCTCCGTTTCGCATCATTTGTACAAGATTCATCATTTGCGACATAGCAAAATATGATCTACCATGTGCATCGAGTACTTGCCCTACCTGTATGCTTTTAGTGTTGTCAATAGTTGTTCCTGGAACATTTACCCAGTCTATATTATTCCTAGCAAATGCTCGACGTGACCAATCAGTTAGTTGCAGTGTATATCTTCCTTCGTAAGGTTCTAAACCCATATAGAAAAGTTTTCTAAAACTCATAATATCCTTTATTCAAAAAATTCATCATACTTAGCTTCCGCATTAATTGTTTTTTTACCAACTTTTAGTCTTGTTCCAATAATATGTGTCCACAAACTATTAGCTTGTGTTTTAGTACCATATTTGTTTATCGTTGCTAAACTTTTCTGTCTATCCTTATGAGAAAATATTTCGTCTACTATATCTCGGAAAACATCTCTTCTTGTAGGAGTTTCATAAACCATCATGTTAGGATATAATCCTTCGTCATATAATTTATTACTCCTTTGTGTGCTAGTTATATGCATCCAAACATTATGTGCCATTTGCAGTGCATAGCTAAAACTATCCCAGCTTGTTTTACCTTCCTTTCCTATTTTGTTTAAATCTCCAGGTTTGTATATGCATATATCATTTATTCTACAAGCATCAGTTATAGGTGAGTCTTCAAAAGCAGGAAAAGGAATTTTACCACGTTTAGGATCATTAAAATGAGATTCTGTTAAAAACACATCGCTTAATTTCCTAGTATCGGTTGCATATTTTTTATCATCTATACCGGGAGCCATCATGTAACTCCATTTATCATTGTGATCAATACGGATATTGTAATAGATTTGACCGTTTGCAGTTGCCAAAAATGGACTTGCACAATCATATGTCATCATGAAATTTGGATTATGGTATTTCCTAATTGCACGTTGTATGTCGGTGAGCAATATAGCCCATTCTAGTTTACTTGTTCCTAAGAAATGCATAACATCATGTAAGCCTGGCTCAAGCAGTTTGTCATGTATCATATGTACAAGTCTTTCTAAAATTAAATGTACATCGCACATATTCTGTCCGCCCATTGCCCAGCCATTGAAATGATTGTCTGGATATTTTTTTGGATCACAATAATCTTTAAATTCTTGATACCAATCTTCTGCATTTGTATGATTACTACCTTGTAAAACATTTAAAACTTTAAAATTTCCTTGTCTGTTTTTTAAGTAGTATTCTGCATTAATGTGTGTTGCTTTTACTGCATCGTTGTATGATCTTATATTAGTAGCATCTGCAGCATCTTTGTCTTGATATGTCCATGTAGGAATATCTAGCATCATACCATAATCCATATATGCTTCCATCCATTTTACAACTAGTTCTCTTTTTTTGGTTGCTAGTGGACAGGTTGAACTAGTCCAATCTCCTTTCCAAAGGCCTTTTGCAACTTGGAATCCTCCGCTATCTCCTAACAGCCAAGAAGATTCTCTATCTCTATTCCGCACCATGTCTTCTTTTTCTACAAACTTTGTTGTATCTAAATCTGCGTGTCCTGCTGAATATAACGCCCATTTGTAGTTAAAAGATGCTTGTTTAGGATTTAAGAAGTTTAAACCTTCCATGGAACCAATTCCTTTTGGAATTCGGTTAGGATCGACATAGTCTCCAAATCTCTGTTTTCCTATAAATGTTGCATAGAATCCACTGATACTAGGCAAGAATACTGAATAATCATTTTGTTCTTTTGTTAAGTCTTTTATCATTATTATTTGCTCTGTGCAGGCAAGATATAGTCATATCTTGCTAGCCCGCTATCAACAGAAATTTTCATAATTCCTTGATTAGAAATGCTTATTGTTTGATTTCCTGATAGACTTAGGATACTTTGTATTTGATGTAGCGGGTATACCCTAGGAGTTGTCAGAGTGCCTGTAACATTATGTTTGAAAACAAATTTACCAGCATGATTGTTATCGTCGCCGATTAATACAATTAAATTGTTTCCTTCTGTTTGAAAAGTAAAATTTGTTTCATCTGCGTGAGAAGTAGCCATCAGTTTCATTCTTGTTATACTAGCAACCGGTGGTTCAAACTCTACATCCCATGTAGCTCCTTTGAATTTTACATTTTTAACTTGCTGTTCAATAATATCTTTATTGACAAATCTAAAATCATTTTGAAAATCACCTAAAACATTTTCAAAATGTATATGTGCAGGGTAATCCTCTCCGTTTTTTGTTTTTTTAACAACTTCAATTGTTGCATCGGTTTGATATTCGGGATTTTTAAGATGTAAACTAAGTACACTTAAATTAGATAATCCGAATATACCTTCAAATTCGGAAATTCTACTATGTGTTTCTGCATTGAAAATAACACTTTTGTCTTCTGCCAAAGCAGCCATACTAGTTGTTGTAGTATCAGTAGCTACTTTAATTGTTGGCAAAAAGCCAAGGGAATGGGTATGAGAAATAATGTCTTGTAAAATATCTTTCATTGTGCCTTTATTGTTTTAGGGTTCCGTTGAATATATAGTTGTATATACCATTTGGGCTTCTAACAGTAATCATCATGTGGCCTTCATCGGATATACGTATCACTTTATCGCCTTGTAATTGTAAAATTCTTAATACTTGATGAGTTGGATATATCCAACGCTTGTCTAAATATGCAACAGGAGTTAAATATCCTTCTCGATCTGTATCAAATATTTTAACTTCATTATTAGTGGATGTCAAGTCTAAATTTACTTTTATTCTATCAATTGTTGTTTGATCTACTTCAAATGTGTAAACAAATTTATTGTTTAAATCAGTTAAAGGTAGAGGTCTTTTTATGTCAAATGCTCGTCGTAAATCTTGATCTTGATATGTAGGATTTAATGGACTGGTATCAGAAGATGCAGGCGGTAAAATCGAAATTGTACCTTGTTTTGTTAAATCGGTTATCGAGTGATAATAATGAGTTATATTTTTTGTGATAGTCCATTGAATTGTTGATGTTCCATTTCCTGCAGACCCGTGTGCTTGGAATTTTCCATATTTATTTACAAATGTTTGTATCCAAAAAGGATCTGTATTTAATGTTGGTTGGTCAATATTAAATTGAATTTTATCTCCTATATAAAAAACAAGATTTCTATACTCCTCCTCAGTAAAAGTACCATTTCTATCTTCTCCACTAACTGCAAATATATCAATAATTTCTTCTATTGGTACGTAATTAGGGTCAAGTAAATCTTCCTCAGTTGGCGGAATAACTATGGTTTTTGTAGTACTAATAATATCTATAATGTAGTCAGGTGACCAGATCGGAGATGGAGGTAACAAACTCCATTTATAAATTTCTTCATTTTCGAAATATTGTGTCCAAAATGAAGGTTCTGCTGGAAATGGTAAATTTACATTATTGAAATTATGTTCGTATGGACTTGCATTAGTTATTACTGATAAATCAGTCGAGTGTAAAGTAATCCTATCATATAATTCAGGTTGCTCGTTATAAAGAACATACGCAGGTACATTTTCTTGTTGTGCTATTTTAGGCTCTCCAATGTAGCTTGAAAAAACATAGCCATTACCAGTATTGTGTTTTATAAAAAATTTTGTAAAAACATCAGTTAATTCAACTTCTGGTCCGTCTGGTACAGTTGTAATTTTCATACGATTCTTGTTTACAATGTCTTTTATGTAGAAGGTATCATCTGTATTTAGACCTGCAGTGACTATTGCAGTTGCATCTTGATATACAGAAAATTTAACAGGCATATTTGTTCTAAACCATCTTGTGTCGTTAATTTCTATTTCATTCACTTTATGATAAATTTCAAATTGGAAATTACTGTAAGGTACGGGTCTAACCGGACCGTCTATAGTTTCTGTTATTGTAAATTCTGTTCTTGCTACATTTATAATAATGGTAAAATAAAAATTACTATATGGTAGTTCTTTAACAGGCCCTCCAAGTGTCTCTGAGATTGTTATAAAACCGTTGACAAATACATTTTTTATATAATATATCCTGTTTTCATCTAATTCGGCTTCTTCTAAAGCTGTTACCGAATCTGGCATATTTTTAAACATAACTTCCATATCTTCATATAACCATCCATTTTTATCATTTATTGACAACACATTTTCAAAATCTATACCCATTACTTGTAAAGGTATCTCTCCTTCGATTAAATTTTCTATTTCTTTTACGTAGTAGATTGTATCTGCATCGAGTTCTGCTTGTAATAATGCATTAGTTGAGTCTTCAGGATTTCTAAATTGAATAGGTAAGTTAGGTTTTAAATATTTCCTAAGCTCTCTGTTGTTAGATTCTTGTGGAATAAAAGGAAGAAACTCAACCATTTGGTATATATTCCTTTCAATAGTTAAGAAAAATTGGAAATTACAAAAAGGTATAGTTTTCCTTTGACCTCCTAGCGTTTCGCTAAATGTAAATTCAGTATCGCTTAGTATTTCTTTAATAAAATAATTCTTAGTAGGATCTAAACCAGCTTGGAAACATGCGTCAGCAGAGTCAGGATGATTTGAAAATTTAATAGTATCGCCAATTTCAAAGCTGCATTCTAAGTCTAATTGTACTTCTATGATATGATTTTCTTCTGCAAGGAATGGACCAATGTAATAATTATTAAAAGGAATTTGTCTATAAATTATACCATTATATTCAGCAATTACATCTAAGGCTGTGATATATTCGTCTATTATTTTTGGTATATATGTGCCAGTAATGTTTTGTTCCACAACATACACACCAAATCTATATTCAGGTTCTCCAAATTCAAATATCAAGTTTGAAGCAGGTACCAATGGATTGGGATTAGTAGTATATAACTCATAATAAATGTATTCTGGATATGTGCGTGACATAAAATTAAAGCGAGAGGACTGCTCTTCGGTTACATCAAAACTAAAATTCCATAGTGTTCCTGTGTGATATACCATAGGATGTAAATTAGGAAATTCAGATGCAGTATTAAATTTGTATTCGTCACGGAATGTTCCATCGCTATTATAAAAATTTAAATTGACTGATACATATTCATTTGATTCTATTTCATTTATTACAACAATGCTTGTATCATTTGGATATTCTTGGAAGTTATCTAGTATATGGAAGGGCTTCCATAATTCATTCATGCCAAATTCTTTTTTAAATTCTACAATCTTTTCATCTATTTGAGCTTCTAACATTATGACTTCATCTTCAGATACGCCTTCTATAAATGTATGATCATTATACATATCAAAATTTGTATTTAATGCTGTATTAAAATGTATAAAATTAGAAAAATGATCGTTTACCATATTAAGGAAAAATTGATTAGAGCTTATTCTAATTAAGTTGTCTGGAAGTATATCTTTTATAAAATATTTTGTTTCTAAGTTCAGCGGACTGGATTGTACAGCAGATTCGTTATTAGGATTATTTTCAAATACAACACGCATACCATGATCTAACCAGCTTTGATCTAATACTTTAATATAGCTTCTGTCATGTATTATTGTAAAATCAAAATGAGCAAATGGAAGATTAATTATATCACCTGGCAGGTTTGATTTGCAAATGTTGAATCGCAAACAGTTGTTTACTTGTTTTATATTTTTTGCATAATAATAGCAATTAGGATCAATTTCGGCTTGTTCAAGTGCTAGGGTAGAACCGTCGGGTGTTTCTGCAAATCTTACCTTAATTCCTTCTGCTAACCATGGAGTGAGTTGAGGAGTTGTTTCTAATTGATTTGTATCTGGAATAATTTTTATTATTTTACCATATTGATCAGGAATAAATTCTAAAACTGTAGTTTTTACATGGTAAAGTTTTAAGAATGTATATAATGTCGGATCGTATGTATAATCTAAAATTTCTTTTAGTATTAATCTGCTAATATGCATTTTTTCTCCATTTCTTATTATTAGTATTTAACTAAAAAAAGATATAGAGTATTTATGCTGCATCGTCAAATGTTTTAGGCAGGTTGTTAATAATTATTTCAATCTTGTTGTCATCGTCTTTTAGTTTTATAGATATGTTTTGATGTTCTTCTAAGATCGCTTTGTGTTCTACTCCGTCTTGTTTAATAGTAATTTCTTTAGCTTGAGACATTTTGTTAAGTTCAATACCACCGAATATTGCATTATGTAAATCCATATAACCACAATCCATGCCAACACCATACATGCTCATATCAAATCCAAATACTTGATATAGGACGTATCTATAGCTTCCGTTTTTCTCATAGTCACCTTTGTGTATACGTTTACATACAGCATAAAAAGCTTTTTCTCTTTCTTCTTCAGACAGCTTGTCCCACCATTCGTTATTGTCAGCTTCGTATTGTTCAGTAGCTTCTTTGTATGCTTTTTGTGCTGCTATAAATTCTGGAGAGTTAATACTATCTAATAGTCTTTTCTTTTTAAGTTCTACTGCATGTCCATTATAAGATTCTTCCCAGTTAGAGGCTATTTCTTTTAATTTTTCTGGAGTTTCTTCTTCAGTCATCATTTATTCCCATTCAAAAAAATTATTAAAGGTATTTTCTTGTTTAGTTTCTGCTAAATCATAATTTAGAACACCTATTAAATTGTCTAATTTATTGTCTATTATAACTTCTTCCATACTTGCATCATCAAAGGGTAAATCTTTAAACCATTGTGGTAATCTTAGTTCGTCGGTAGGATATGCTACACTTGTATAATTCATTGGATTTGGTCTTAATTTGCAAACAATTACTTTCATACCATCTACAATTTCCATTGCATAACGATCATTATTTAATTTCCGTAGCGTATTCCAGTTTAAGCTTGCTCTTACATGTCCAGGTAAATTTGCTTTTCCTTTTTCTACGAGTCTTTGAAAATGTCCGATTTTGTTAGCTCGTTTAGGAGATCCTTTTTCCCAACCTGGTCTATCTTTAAATTCTTTTCTAAAGTCAGTGATTCTTTGTATAATTTCTTTTTCGGACTTTTCTTGCAGAACCATCATTAGAACTTCGCTTAGGAATTCTTGCATAAACACTGGAGTATCGGATCTACGCAAATCTAAACCCATTGCTTTTACTTTACCTGGCTTACCGTCTATATCTTTACGGTCACCTTCTAAGTCATATACTAAAGCAGCATATCTTTTTTTCGTAATATATAATCCCGATTCGGCGATAATTTCTCTACCTGCTGCAATTACTATAGATCTGCTAGCTGGACAATGGAATGCAGTTAACATAAAGTCTTTAAAGGTAGTATTAGCTTCCTCCGCCACTTGATCATATAATGTAATTACTGCTTCTTTTGACCAAGGAATGCTTCCATTGTCTATTTCTGTTTTTAAAACAGGATATGCACTAAAGTAAACTGAATCTGTGTCGCCGTATATCACAGCCTTGCCAACGTGATTGTATTCACCTGTAATAACTTTATTAACTTCTGCACTCATATGTTTTACAATCTGCCTTCCAGTTAGCGTAGTTGATTGTCCTATACGCTTATCAAAAAACCTACATCCTGGATTTAAAATTGCACCGTATAATGAATTTAGATTAATTTTTTTTACAAGTTGCCGTTTGTCCCAAAAAGCAATTTCTAGCGGATTACCTGCTTCGATAGCTTTCTTTTTCATTGCTTGTAATTCTTTACGCTCTGCATACCAGCGTTTTAATAGTCCTGGAATAACTCCTTCAAATTCAGTTGTGAATATTGTACCATTAGCACTTAACATCCAAGGCATTCCGCTATCAAATACTAGCTTGTAAATTTCGGCACCGCTTAGTGTTTCAGATCTTCCATCCTCAAAATCTAAAGTTAGTACAACATCTTTACGTTGATCGAGCACTGCTTGATATTCTTCTGTACCAAAGCGACCTTCCCACGCACCCGCAAATGATTTCTTTTCCAAGCTTATAGCTTCGTTGATAATATTATCTGTCATTTCAGGACGAAGTTGTCCTACAATTGTTTCAGGAGCCATGTTTAACGCACGAATTACGCTAGGATATAGACTGTTTAAGTCCATACTTCCGATCCATTTATGCACACCTTTTTTTGGAAATGCAACATAAGCACCTGCAGCCGCTGTATTTTCGTCATCTCTCTTAGGGCGATTAGGTACACGCATGCCTCTTTCGTGTGCTTCGTTAATAATCGCTTGTTCTGTAACTGCTACAGCACCCATTGTGGTTTGTAGCAATACAGTATTTGCATGGGCAAGTTCGTTGCTTAGATCAATAAATTTTAGTTTACGATCTAATTTATCTAGCAGTGCAACGTCTTGTCTGTTGTATTCAATAAATGTTTTAAAATCGTTGTTGTATAACTGGTCAAGTGTACCTTCGTAAACAGTTTTACGCTCACCTACTTCCATTTCGCCAATTGCATCTAGTCTATAGCTATGTCGTTCTTCATATGTGTACTTTCTATATAGTTCAAGACTGTCTAAATGCACACGGCCAACAAGATCAAACGTTTCAGCTTTTTTGCCAAACTTTTCATATTCTCTTTTCTTAGGCAATTGCTTCCACAAGCAAAAGCGTCTAGTATCATCCTTGCTTAGTATCCTGCTTACACGATTAACTGTATACGGAATATCATAACCTTCTGAGTTCCAACCACTTAATACGTCAGCATCTTCTATAAGATCAAGGAATGTTTCGAGCATTTTTCCTTCATCAGTAAACAATAAAACTTCTTCTCCCCATTCTGAAACTTCATGCTTTGCTTGTTCTAATGAAAGTGTTTTAGGAGGAAGGGCTAGTGTAATAAGAACATCTAACCATTGTAAATTTACAGTAATTGCTGTAATTGGCATAAAAGGATCTGCCGGATCAGCAAATCCTCTATCAGGATCAAAATCTGTTTCAATATCAAAAAACGCAATATTTAACTTAGGAGCGTCCTGATTAAGATAATTTTCACTTAGGCATTGGAAAATAGGGTTTACATCACTTTCAAATAAAGTTTTGTCTCTATTGATTGCTATTTCTTTACGAAAATCTTTTGTGTTTTTACAGATAATTTTTGAGAGGGGATCACCGTAGATACTTAGATGTTTTCCCTTAGGATCTTTGTAATAAAAAGTATATTTTATAGGATGTTCGACAAATCTTCTCTTACCGTCATGTCTTTCTACAACACGAATAATGTCTTCATTCCTATCAAAAATTGCGTCTATGTAACTCATTATATCTTTCTCGTTATTTTGTGGCTAACGTACCGTCTACATGCTTAATGCGTAAAAGTTTATTTATTGATAAGATAAATTTTCCACTAATTTTAACATTTTTCTTTTTAGATTATAATTGTTAAATGCTTCATAGCATTGTTCTAATTTATCCGGAACATACCATTTTTCTTTGTACATTTTAAAATTTACACAAGCTTCCATTATTTTTCTTATTTCGTCATTATCACTGTCAAAAGGTATTAATTTAATTGGACGATTTGTATTAAATTTAATATACATTAAAATGTCATCACGTTCAATCTCAAATTTAGATGTTTGAAATTTAAAAGCTGGTTTAATGATTCTTACCCAATTACTAATATTATAAGATGCTGAAAATACCATTACATTTTGTGTAAAGCTATTCCTATGATAATATGCAGGCATAGAAGTCATTACCAAAGATTCGGGACAGAAAAATATATAACTTGGATATTTCAGTTGATGAACTTTGTCTGTAGTTGGTGCTCCAATCATCTTTTTACAAAATTCTTCTCCATAGTTTTCTTGTTTAAATCTTATGACAGTTTTTTCATAGTCAAGATCTACGCCAAAATCTAATGGAGATTTAATCACATAAGTGCTTTTAACTTCATCTGTGATAGCAGGACAACGACTTGCATGACCAAAGAATGATTGTAAATCAATATGTTTTGCTAATGGTTCAGGAGGATGAAATCTTAAAAAGCTTAAATCGTCATTTACATCTGTAAAACTGTCTATACCTTTATTATAAGGAGTCCAGTATATTTTTAAATGATCAGCCATTCTAATACCATCCCATTGCACGACCGAACCCAAAAATATGTAAACATGCAAAATAAATAGTCATTACTAATGGCCAACCTACACCTCGTCTAACAAATGCAATAATACTAAATACTGCTCCTGTAAAACTAACAGGATAGATTAAATGCATAGGAGGATGCTGTGCTGTAACAGATATCCAGGTCATGCTAGTAAATACACATATACTAGCTATAGTTTCAAAGTAAAATGCAATCCTGTCGCTAGTATAACTCCTAATCCAAAAATCTTTTATTTTTTGCCACATTAATGATCCTTGCCAACTGTAGCAATTAATGTTTCTAAATCTTCAAATTCATCAGCTACACGATGCCAATCTGCTTTATGTGCAATTTTGATTGCACGATTGATTAAACTTGGTTTAACATTAAGCTCTTCTGCTACTGCTTTAACAGTGTCTTTTAATCCTTCGTTTAAATCCTGAATTTCTTGTAACACTGTACATCCTTCATTAACTAATCTTTCTAACTTTGCTTTCTCGTCTATACCGTAAACTCTATCACTCATTGTTACTCCTTAAAAGTGTTAAAATATAATCGTAAAACTTTTTATGATGCTCTTCGTCCATATGATTTGGTCTATAGTCTACCTCTATATCTATTCTATTATATTGCATCAAAGCATTTTTGTAAACAAAAAAATTTTCTGAATTTGTATAATTTAATAAATCTGGAGAGATATTATCAAAACAAGGTAACACTACTGTTTTTTTGTAATTTCTTGTTAGATATTTTAATATCAATAATAGTTTGGTAATTTCAGTTTCTAAATACGTAGAATGGTAAATGTAATTTTTAAAAAATTTTTCTATAAAAGGTTTAAATTCAAAGTATTTATTTGCAATATTTTGTAATTTAGTTGGCATACTAGATTGCAAAAGATGGTTGATTAATATTTGGTCTTTTGGTTCAAAAAATTTAAAATTAAATCTAGAAATACTGCTTATGCAAAATATTATTAATGTATTATCTTTTTTATTAATATCTTTATCTACTGTTAAAAATTTTTGTAAAGAAAAATCAGGACCTGTACCTGATACTGCAAAATTTTGGGTTATAAAATTTTTACTTAATTTATTTGGCCATGTATATAAAAAGAGATGCCTGTCTTTAATAGGCATCGGGTCGGCAAAACTATCGCCAAATATTAATAAATTTTCCATTAAAACTTTATTCAGATTTCCAATAGTACTCATCTGTATCGCCAAGTCTGTATGAATAACCATTTTCAACTTGGTAAAATTGTGTGCTTACTTTGAAATCAGGATTTTTAGGTTGCTTTGGGGTTAAGCTATTATCATATACACGCATCCTATTGTTCGGATAGGCTGCGTACTGTCCATTATCTAATTCAAGTATGTTAAAACTTTTGTGTTCTTCTGGTATTTCACTAGTGCTGTAATCTATTTCGTCTGCACTTTCGTGATAATTGTCTAATGTGAATAGATACGTTCCGTGCATGACTTTATGGCTACGGGTAAGTATTTCAAAATCCATACTACCTATAAATTGTTTATATATAGCAGTTACACCATAATCCATCGCATTCCAAAACTGTAAGTCTTGTAATGGTAAATCTGGATCTGGTTTTTTAGGTTCGCTTACAAAGGCACTGATAGGAAGTTTGTCATATAGTGCTGCATATTCGGGGAGATAAGTTTCAAAGTAGAAAGCTCTACCGGGCATACTTTTTACGGTCACCCAGTGACCTTCTACAAATTCTCCATGTCCGCTTTTATGATCCATAAGATATTCTTTGCGGACATAGACTTTTGTGTTAGGTAGGTTTGCTAATAATGCACTCATTTAGGAACGCAATTAGGAACTTGCTTGCCGTTCTTTTCCTTCATTCCTACCATTTTGTAGTTTTTCCAGCAAGGATCACCGTCTGCTTCGTCTACTTCTTTATCGTTAACTTTTTTAGATTTTTCTTGTAGATTTTTGGTTAAATGTCTTGCAAGGCTGCCTTTGTACGCACTTTCAAACGGCATTTCTACTTCCATGTCACTAGGCTCGTTCTTTTTTTCAAAATTCATCTTGTAATCTAGATTGTGATAAACATTGCCTAAACCTTCAGCAGCTTTTGTAATCTTAGCCTGTACCCAACCTTCTAAACCTTCTTGCTCGCTGACACCTTTGAGCATTTCGTGTAGCTTTATTGCATACTTTGCGATTTTATACAGATCTGATCTAGCCATTTGTACTTCATGATCTAGTTCTGCTGCATGGGCTAAGTCGCCTAAACCTTCTTTAAATTCTTCTTTTCTCATGAGTTCTCCAAATATATTTTGTATATTTATCTCTTTATAACGCCGCCCATTAGATTGATATCAGTATCAATAGCATTTTTAGCAGTACCGTCTGGATTTGTAGCTTGTGGTGCTTTTGGCAATCCGTTTTTGCCTTTTTTAATTTTCCTATATGCTCCTGGTACACTTGCGACTGTTGCAATATTACCTGCTGCGGTAGATCCTGCTGTTGCAGATTCTAATATTTCTCGTACAATCATTTTAACCACGCATGTCTATTTTTTCTCTTTTTTCTTTTAGGTTTTTGACTTGACCTATTAGAATGTACTTGGTCTATTGCGTCAGCAGTTGTATCTAAAGCTTGATTTCTTATATCGATTTGTAGTTGTTTTGGATTCCTTATAAATCGTCTTACACGATCACCTAAATTGTAAAGCCCGATTGCTTTTGCTATTGGATTATCACCACCAATATCTATTCTTCCTCGGTCTTCTTGGACAAGACTTTCATCTATATCTTGTAGTTTCATTTTTTCCTTCCTCTAAATTGCACAGGGCCAGTCATGTAAGGTTGACTAAACCAAAGTTTAAACCAATCTTGATCTCCTGGTTTTAGACCCATTTCCTTTTCTTTTTTCTTTAATGCAGTTGCAGTTCTACTAGGATTCTCATCTATCTTATATTCTGTATATCCTGTATATCCTGTAAATTCTGTTATGCCTGCTAGTTTTTTAAGCTCGTCTAAATTCATTTTTTTGGCTGATGCACTTCAGGATGTTGGTGAGTGCCACCAATTTCTTTATACTTTGCACCCATCTTGTCTAGCATTCGTTTCATATGAGACATTTCTGCTGGGGTACTAAATGTCATTACTGTATCGGAGTCTTCTTGGCCGTATTCTCTTGGATCTTGTTGTGCAAGTGTAGGATAATGCTGTCCTAGTTTGTACCAATCTAAGTCACCAGGTGTATCTATTACTAATGTTAATTTAGGTTGTGGAATAATAGTATCATGGCCTACCATATGTGCTTCATTTACGCTTAAAAGTTCTTGTAATTTTTTAAACATGTCTTCTGCGTAAGGTTGTGCAGCTTGTGTTATACCGGCTTGGAATGCATCAAAATCATTATCCATTACAGTTTGTCTAAGTTTTGTTGCACTCATGCCTCGGGCTCCGGGATCGTCTGGGTCTCTTTCTAATCTAACTAGATCAATATTATCAAAATTATAGTTGTGCATTGCAGCTTCTACACCATTATATTTTTTAATAACAGTGCCCATCTTAGCTTCACCCTCTAGATATATTAAATTTGTATATCCCATTTTGTATAATCTGTCTGCAGCAACCAAAGCATTTTTTGCTAAACCTACAGCAATATTATTAAAGCTTTTTTGTGCCCAGTCTAATTTTTCTGCTGCTGACAAAGGATCAGAAGGAAGTTTAGCAGGTCTATCACTTAAAAATAGGAAAGCATCTCCAGGTTGTTTCACTATTTCTTGTACTAAAAGTTCATGACCATTTGTTGCAGGATTTAATCTGCCAAATGCAAATGCAGCAGTTTTACCAGGTGCTTCAAATAGCTGTCTTAACCTCACGTATAATCACCTTTTTCTATCTGCTTTAATTCTTCTTCACGTATTTTATTCAATAATCTACGTCTATGGTCTTCGTGGAAGATGTCATCTGGCATATTAGCAAGTTTGTATTCCTTGCAGTAACTGTTTATGCCTCTTGTAACCATAGGCGACAATATTGAATCAGGATCAAAAGAAGATCCTCCCCTATGCATATCAGCCATTTTAGCAACAGTAGGGTAATAATCTTTCCTATAAAACATAGGATTATTACGCATGAATACTAAAGCATCGTCTACTAAATCAAAATCAATATCTTTTTTTAGGTTAATTCCTAACTCATTTAATTTCATATTACCACGCTCTACATGACCAGTATCTAGCTTTATGTCTAGGTCCTGGATTATCACAGTTGTGTCTTGCTCTAAAACTTTTTCTTCTTTCTGGATTATTTTTCTTAATAGTCATATCAGGATCACCAAAGTTGACCTTTACAACATTACCCTTTGGATTTTTAACATAAACTTTTGATTTTTTAACATCGCCTTGCATAGGCTTACCAAGAGGTACATCTCTGCCTTGGTACTCAGCTTCGGTATTAAATATCTCAGAAACTAACATATTGTTATTTATCTAAATCTTTGCGATAAACAAGCTCGTCAGTACGTCCTAGACTATTTCCTGCCATTAAAGTTACAAGTGTTAAGACAGATTTATCACGTACATACATTATACATCCCTCTAGTCCATAACCTTTTTCCATATATTCTAATGTGTTTGCAGATACTTTTACTTTATCACTGTTGTTCTTACACCATTTACCAAAACTAGGAATACCTTTGTTACTGTTAAATTTAACCTTCCATTTGTATTCCGGAGGCTTGTCAACAAGGATAATATGACCATTCGCTAACAATGCCTCGACATATTTAGGATCTGGTTGATGGAATTCTTGAGCACATTCGATTCTAGTAGCCATTTCTAATAACCATGCTTTATCATTTGCGTAAAACTTACCAGTATATGGCCAATCTATCCTAATCTTAAATTCTCTACTAACTAATTTTTCAGTAAGACATTTATAAATTGTTTGTGCATCTCTAAAATGACGATATTTAATTTTGCCGTTGCTAATATCGTCACGTATATGATGCGGTATATCTGAGGTTAATCTATGCTTATCTTCAAAGTAAAGGCGAAGCCCGTCGAGTATTCTCATTGCCCAAGCAGGACCACTTGATTGGCAGTTACGAAAAATTACCAGTAAAGGATTTTGGCATTTCAGCGCATAAAGATATTCATTATAAAATAACTTATTTGTCTCAATGTGCCGCAACATGCTCCTCCTCTACTGTAATATCAAACTCGTTATCTTTAATAACAATCTTACATTTCCCGCCATTTTTTAAACTACCGAACAACATTGCTTTACTAAGAGGTTTTTTAATCTCTCTATCAATAATTCTTTGCAACGGTCTTGCACCCATCTTGCTGTCATATCCTTTCTCTACGAGCATGTCAAGTGCTTCGTCATCGATTGATATTGTGATATTTTTGTGCTGTACCTGTTGTCTAAGTGCATACAAAAATTTGCCTACAATTTTCATCATAGTTTCTTTACTTAACTTACCAAATGTGACAACACCGTCGAGCCTATTCCTAAATTCTGGAGCAAAAAAGTTTTTGAGTTCTGTATCTGAATACGTCTGATCAAACTCGTTACCAAAGCCTATAGTGTTTTTCTCTGCTTCTTCTGCACCAAGATTGGTTGTAAGGATTAGAATACAGTTCCTTGCATCCGCTTCTTTACCGTGCGATCCTGTAATCCTTCCATTATCCATAATTTGTAGTAAAATCTGCGAAACATCTGGATGAGCTTTTTCAATTTCATCTAGTAATAAAACGCAATTAGGATGTTCTTCTAGTTTTGTAATAAGAAGGCCGTTACTCTCCTCGTAGCCTACATAGCCTGGAGGAGACCCGATTAGTTTTGCAACACTGTGCTTTTCTTGATACTCGCTCATGTCAAATCTTACAAGTTTTACACCTAAATGATTAGCGAGCTGTTTCGCAGTTTCTGTTTTACCAGTTCCTGTAGGACCCATAAACACAAAACTACCAATCGGTTTAGTTTCGTCTTTTAGCCCAGCCTGTGCAATAAGGATTTTATCGACTAAATCTTCAATAGCTTTATCTTGCCCGTAAACACTGTCTTTGATATTCTTTTCTAGATGTACAAGATTTTCAGTTTCTCTTTCTGCTACTTGTTCAGCTGGTAGATTAATCATTTTTGCAAGTTCGAATTGAATTGATTTATCATCAATCTTTCTTTCAACACCATCTTCTATAAGGTTAAATCTACTACAGGCAACGTCAATTAAATCTATAGCTTTATCTGGTAATTTCTTATCAGTTTGATACTTTACACTTAATTTGATTGCTGCTTTGATAGCTTCTTCTGTAATTTCTGTCTTGTGAAATTCTTCATAATATTTTTTAATACCGTTAAGGATATCAACAGTAATCTCAGGTGACGGTTCGTCTACTGTGACACGCTGGAATCTACGCATTAATGCTCGGTCTTTTTCAAAATATTTCCTATATTCTTCCCACGTAGTGCTAGCAACAACTTTAATATTGCCTTTGCTTAGTGCAGGCTTGAGCATATTAGCAAGATCATTTGAGTCTTTACCGCCTCCTGCGCCAGCACCGTTTATCATGTGTGCTTCGTCAATAAAAAGTATAGTTTTTCCTTTGCTTTTTAAACCTTGTAAGATTAATTTTAATCTTTCTTCAAAGTCTCCTCGATATTTTGTGCCTGCTAACAAGCCTCCTATATCAAGATTATATACTTGATATTCGCTTAAAAATTCAGGTACTTCTTTATGGACAATTTTATATGCTAGTCCTTCTATAATAGCCGTTTTCCCTACTCCAGGATCACCTACTAGAATAATATTGTTTTTTTGTCTGCGACCTAAAGATAATGCAACAGATTCTATAATGTCTTCTCTACCAATTACTGGATCGATTTTGTTATTTTCTGCTTCCTTATTTAGATTGACAGTAAATGATTTAAGTGCTCTTTGTGCTTGACTGTTGTTTTCTTCTTCTTCAATGTCATCGTGTATTTCGTTGTTTAGATATTCACTAAACTTATCTTTATCTAAGCCGCCTTTTTCTAGATAATAACTCCCTATTGATTTCTTTTCAGCTAAAACACTTAAAACAACATCCGATAAGTCAATCTGTGACCTACCGCTAAAAAGGGTTTGTGTAAATGCACGGTTTAAAACTCTTTCAACAGTTTGAGTCTTTTTTGGTTTTTGTGGAGGTTCTTCAGAAATAATGTCTTGGCAATTATTTTTTAAATGATGTTCTAAATTACTCTTGATATATTCAACATCACCTCCAAATGTTTTTACAATATTACACAAAGAATCACTACAAAACAATGCAAAAAGCAAGTGTTCTACTGTAACATAATCATGATTTAATCTTTTTGCATCATTTATTGATTTTTCAAATACTAGTTTTAATTCTTCACTTGGCTCAACCATTGTTTATCCTTTGTAAAAGTTTTTTTATATTGTATATGTAAATGTATCAGTTGTCAACCATTGATTTAAGTTGATTGATTTTCGATGCATCAAGTGACGGTATCTTACAAGTAATTTCTAAGTATAAATTACCACGTTTTTGTGTATTAAAATCTGGTAAACCGTGCCCGCTCACAGACAGTGTAGTATTTGGTTGAGTTGCTTTTGGAATTGTAAGCGATATTTCCTTTCCTTCAGGTGTTTTAATCTTTTTTGTAGCGCCACATATACAGTCAAAAACATCAACATCAATTTTCATGTATAAATGATTTCGATCTCTTTTAACATTAGGAGCATCTGTTATCCTGATTTGTACAATCAAATTTCCTCTAGGTGCGTTTGGGATAGAATTGTCACCATACCCTTGAAATCTAATGTTGTCACCGTCACGTATTCCGGGAGGAATCCTTACATCTATTATTTCGGTTTTTCCACTTGGTAATCTGTATGTGATCGAATCTGTTTTTCCAGTAAATAGATATTGAAAATCTAAATTAATTGCAATCTTAATATCTTTGTTCCTGACTCGTTGATTAGCAAATCCTTGGCCAAAATGATGACCGAACCCAAAATGTCTTAGTATATCATCAAAATCTGCTCCAGCTCCTGATGTAAAATGAAAGCCGCCGCTGTTCATGTGTGCTTGCTGTGGATCAGTTGTTCCAAATTGATCATACATCTGTTTTTGTTGTGGATCGGAAAGGGCTTGATAAGCTTCGTTTATTTGTTTAAACTTTTCAGGATCACCACCCTTGTCAGGATGGTTTTTCATTGCTTGTCTTTTATAAGCGGTTTTAAGTTCGTCTGCCGAGGCTGACCGCTTAACCCCGAGTAAATCGTAGTAGTCCATAATACTACTTAGTTATATTTTAACGATACCTTTACTAATTAGAAGCTGGCGATTTTTCAGATGTGCTTCCTGTATCACTGTTTTGCTTTGTCCATTATAAGAAACACCATATCCTTCTGTTATCATGGTTTTAACAAGCATTTTGCCGTCATTGATAAAGAAGTCCCCCAGTATACGTCCGAATTTGCCTCGCATGTCTTCTCCGTCTTTACCTATAAATGTTTTTAGTATTTGTTTACTGCCAACTGGTAAGTAATTTTTTACAAAATCTTTTGCCGCAAAGCCAAACAGTTTTTCAGTTAGATCTCTTGTTCGGCTTTCAGGAGTATCAATTCCATATAGTCTTATACGTTGATCTCGTAACCAAACACCAAATCCTAAGTCAATATCAACATCTACTGTATCACCGTCTACAACATAGCGGATAATGCTGTTATATTCGTACATTATCGTTTACTCCCGGTATATAAACCAAACCAAGCAGCACCTGCTCCGACTACTATGCTTATAAGCCCAGATTGTTCTAGAGTAGGATTTGGTAATTCCATATACCATAGCACACTCTTATGTAATAATATAATATAGGTTAGGATAAAGATACGTGGAAAAATTCGCCAGCTGTCTACAGCATGGGCAAGATGTATCCATTTTGCAAAAGGATTTACACCAAGGTCTTTTGCTGTTGCATCTACTTCTAAATCTAACTTTACCCGTTTTGTAGTGGTTTCATTAGAAGCAGGTACAGCAATTTCTTCGTCATATTTGTATTTGTTAAATCCTGTTTCAGTTTTGTTTTCTACTATATCAGTTTTTTCAGTCGCTGAGAGGGTTTTGGCCCTTGGCATCTTTTGGTACCTCCAATGGTTTTTTGTATGTTGATTGAGCTTTTGCTATCAGCTCCATTATCTGTTGCCCTTTTTCTATATCAGTATCTAAGTGTAGGTCTCTGTGTACAATTTTCTCTAATTTGTGGTATTCAATTTTTTCATTTGGTACATATTGCCAGGTGTAACCTTTGTCCGTGTATCTACCAAATACAGTTTCTTTCATACCTATCTTAATAATCATAGCATCGTGTCCGTCTAAGATGACTTGATCGCCCTCACGAAAGTTGCCACCATATTTAAACGCCATACCGGCCACAAGATTTTGTGCAAAATCTTTAAACCAAAATGCTGCTGCTATACTAATTAAGATTGCTATCCAAGGTACTATCATGTCAGTTAGATGCATTCCTAACATCTGAAAACTCTCTGTGTGTGACATACCTTGTACTTGTTGTGCTAAATCCATATTTGCCCCCATTACCGCCCTTGGGCGTACATAGTATTTAGCGATACAAATGTTACATTAGATCTGGTTAGTTTGTAACATTTTCGTAGTAGTTTTTATATTGTTTTATTATTTCGTTTTGTTTGATTATGTATGCACGGATTTGTGCAAAGTTTTTGCTTAGAGTTTCGTAATTGTCATCTGTCAAACCAAAAAGAACAACATCTGCATTTTTGTCTTTTAATTCTGCAAATACATCTGCGTAATTATCTTCGGTTATTAGTATCCAGTTTACTTTACTCATTTCTACTGGTGCAGGTTTGTCTAAGTTGAGGGGAGTTTTTTCTATATATTTTGTTACTGTTTCTATTTTTTTAACAGGAGGAGGAGTGATGTCTTTTGTACAACTGTTTACAAAAAACAATACGGGTAATATTAATGCAAATATTTTAATACTGTACGAATTTAGGATTCGCAATGCTAGTACATTCAGGATTGATCTGTGATTTTTTTGTTGCATTTTTTTCTTCTTCTGTAAGTGGACTACCCATAGCTATCTCTACACATCTTAAGGCATTGGCACTTGCACGATTAACAATTTTTTCTATTGCTTTTGTTTTTTGTACAGCAAGATTACCAATGTCTCGCTTTTCTCCACTTGCATTAATTTTGTTAAATTTTGTGTCAAGTGCTGCATACTCTTTTACTAATTTTTGATTTACATTTTCTAGTTTTTTATTTGCTTCTGTAATGTCTTTAAAATCTTTTTGTAATTGGTCAAGCACTTCTTGCTGTTTACCTATTTCATTTTCTAACAATTGTGAGTTTGCTTCGGATGTTGCTAGGTTAGCCTTTGTTTGTTCTAAATTTACACGTAAATCTATTACATAATCATATGCTGCAAATCCAGCAAGTAATACAAGTGCTATTAAGCCATATTTTATGCCAGCAAAAATACCCATAATCAGCCTAATAGTTTTTCAATTGTCTTAGGACCTACTATACCGTCTGGATAAAGTCCGTTATCTTCTTGCCAAATTTTTATTATTTCTTCAGTTCCTGGACCAAATATACCATCTGCAGGTTTAATATCTAATCGTTCTTGTATTTCTGTGACTAATGCCCCCCTACTGCCTTTTTTAACAATTTGATTATGGTCAACACTGTGAGAATCAAGATCGCCTCCTAACACATCTAATGCATGTTCCCAGTGCTTCTTGCGATCTTCCAAACCAATTGTACCGCCATTAATGCGTTTAGTCATACCCACGATATCTTGATCGTCACAATAACGGTTTATGTTGTTTGTGTCCCAAAACCAGCATGCACTATCTAAGGCGCCTTTTTTTGTCCTTACATAGTTTACACTGTCATCTACAGTAATTCCCATTTCTTTTGCAAATGCTGTATAGTTATTACAACCTGTTAACTGCAGTATACCACCGCCTCTGTACTTCCAGCCATCGCCACTAGCCTCGTCACCGTTGCCCATGCGATCGGCATAGATTACATTTGCAATACGTTCTGGTTGTCTATGATATTCTTGTGCATTTCTACCTGCACGGATGAAATATTTTGGAAAGATTCTATTAAGTGCGGCTGCTGAATAGTTGAGGTTTTCGGTGAGCACAGAAAAGTTACGAGATTCATGACCGCATTGTGCAATAAATCCTGCTACACGGTCAATAGTGTTAATTTCCCAGAGAGGCAAAATCTCACACATTGCATTATACCAATTATTCCATTCAATATTTCCATGTAACAATTCTTTAACCATTTGCGGTTCAAATGCAAATTTGAAGTCGGATTTTGCCATTATGTTCTCCTTAAGAAATGCGTTCTACAACTAGTGTTTTTCCTTTGTTTTCTAACGTCAATTTATTACCATATTTGGTAATATTATAATCGCCTATATATTTTGATAGATATATGATTTCTGCAAAATCCCATGGATTAAAACTTTCTGTTAACCTATCAAATACATCTTGTTTGTCACCGAAATCTAAAAATCGTAGTTGTAATCGTTCTGTGTGTGGTTTTTGTAATACAATAGTTTCGCTTAACATCTCAATATTATCACAATAACTATTGCTAAAGAAATGCTTGTAGTTTTCCATTGTTGTTTGTTCTAGTTTTACACTGTAATCATCTGCACTTGTTGGTATTGTTTCTGTAAGTGCTTCTAATGTTGCTTCTTTGCTATTAAAGTTTTTATAATAACGGAATTTTAAATTATTTACTCCGCTTATTTTTTTAACACCGTCAAGCATTTCATACAAGTTTTCGCCTATATGCCTATCTCTTTCAATTTCTACAAAAACTTTATAATTTCCATCTTTTAGTTCTCCTGCTGATACATCTGCATCAAGTATAAAACTATAGCCGCTTTCTAAAAATTTAACTAAATCGTCTGCAGGTGCCTTGTCTTTCATTGTAAAACTTACAACTACAATGTCTTTATCTTCTCCCATTTTGCTAGTGTATGAATCTACTTCAAAAATATCATACATCATATATTTTAAATCGTGCTTATGTAGACTCATTATACTGCTCCTGCCGGTGCTGCTCCGGCTTCAGGAGGTGCTGCTCCAGCTTCAGGTGGTGCTGCTCCGCCCATATCCATTCCTTCGGGCATTCCGCCTGCTGCTAGGTCATCAGCTGGTTGCTCAGTACCAGGTGCTGTTGCTTCTGTTGCAGGATCTGTTATCCAATCCCATTTTTCTTTGTAGCTACCATATATATCAGCTAATAATTTTTTAGGCATCATAATGCTTACAATCCAAATAGGACGACGATCGAGTTTTCCTTTTTTGGTGCCTGGGCGCATGTCATCGGGTTTTCGTATTTTCCTAGGTTTAAGCATATAAGTTTTTTGATACTTAATTTTGCAATCATAATCTAATAATCTCTTGCCGCCCATAGGGTCCGGCATCTTATTCCTATCCCAGAAAAATTTACATGTAACCCAATGTCTATCAATAATCGGCCCTTCGGCTAATTCACCATCTTCCCAATTATCATATACATATAAGTCTAATTCATCTAATACACGCTCGAAATCTTTTAGGATTTGGAAACCTGTATTACTTTCATATATTCTTTCTACGTTTTTTATTACGTCATAAATGTCTTGCATTTCAGATAATCCTATATTTATTACTTTTATTTATCGTATTTTAAGGTAAGTTTAGCTTTAAAAGATACAGCTAAATATTTGTGTAGGGCACTGGCCTTACTGGAAAGGTTAAGCCCTATTTTATCCATACAAGGAGGAACTTAATGGGTGCAAGACGTTCGGCCCGCAAGCCGAGATATGAAGAAGCAACTAATAACGTTGTTGAATTTGATGCATATAAGAAAAAGCGTCAAGTTAGAGTCCTACCACGTAATAGAAATCAAGAAACTTACATGTTAAAATTGCTAGACAAGGATAAAGACATCGTCTTTGGAATAGGTCCAGCTGGTACAGGTAAAACATTATTAGCAGTCCAAATCGCTGTAAAACTGTTTAAGGAAGGTGAGGTTGAAAAAATTATTGTTACTCGTCCTGCAGTTAGTGTTGATGAAGACTTAGGATTTTTACCAGGAACGCTAGAGCAAAAAATGGCTCCGTGGACTAGACCTATATTCGATGTCATAAGAGAATATTTCACTGCCAGAGAAATAACTATGATGATCGACGAAGGCATTATAGAAATAGCACCACTAGCATACATGCGAGGACGGACATTTAAGAACAGTTTTATTCTAGCAGATGAAATGCAGAATGCAACACCTAATCAAATGAAGATGTTATTAACACGCATTGGAGAGGGTTCTAAGATGGTAGTTACTGGTGATCTAGCACAAGCAGATAGACTTACAGACAATGGTTTAGTATCATTCATAAAACATTTGTACACTCGTGATTTAACCCGGTTAGATATAGTAAACTTTGAGCATCGTGACATTGAACGTCACGAAGCAGTTAAAGAAGTACTAGCTATCTACGGAGACGAATAACCCATTAACTAAGGAGGGGGGTCGAAAGGCCCCTAAACTTTGTAAACTTCAACATTAGATTTTTGTAAGAAATCTAATCCAGTGTCAAGCCGATAAGGCTCTTTAAAATATACTCTAGAAATACCACTTTGATAAATTAATTTTGCACAGTCTAAACATGGCTGATGTGTAATAAACATTGTTGCACCTTCGCCACTTTCGCTACTGCGGGCAAGTTTAGCAAGGGCGTTACTTTCTGCATGCAATACTTCGGGCCGAGTTTTTAATCTTGTCCAGTTACCTTTTTCAGTTTCAGTGTAGCCCTGAGCAACCATATCATAGCCTTGTGCTTCGGCTTTTGTTACAAAAATAGTTGCTTCGCAATTATTATCCCAACCGCTAGGCATACCGTTGTAACCAATAGAAATAATCCTATCATCCTTTACAATAATAGCACCTACTTGCAGTCGCTTTGCACTGGATAATTTGCTAAAACGTTCTGCAACGTCCATAAATGCATGGATAAATTTATCCTTCATCTACAAAGCTCATTATGTTTGGAAAGATTTCTGCTACAACTTTTGCACAAGCATGGGCAATTTCCATGTGTTCTTTTTGTGTCCCATTTGCTCCACGTAATTCAATGTAATGTACCCAACTACGTAGGCTGCCATTCATATAAAGGCGTGTCTTTGTATTTCCTTCTGGCAATACAACCCGTGCTTGCTCTTTAGCAATACCGTTTTCAATAGCCCATTCATATGCTGCTTTGGCAGCCGCAATAACTTCTTGCTGCTTATGTATCCAATGTGCTTCTAATTCCGGATCGTCTGTTTCAATGCTGTTTTGCCTATTTTTATCATCCTGTAATCTAGCTTCGCGAATAACAAACTGATCTCCAAATTCAGCTGGATCTGCATATCGCTGACTAAATTCTTGGAATGCAAAACTGCGATGTCGTACGATTTGGTGTGCGATATCTCTAGTAGTTTCAATTTCTAAACAAGCACTTACCATTTCAAACGGACTCCAATGTTTGTGCTTGATAAGGTATTTTAATAATCGTTCGCTCGTCTCAGTATTCATTTGATTAGAAGGATTAGACACCCTTGCACAGTATGCAACTAAATCCTGTGCATTGGGTAATACTTCTACTGATTTTGCGAAATCTTCTGCAGGTTGGGAGTAACTAACTAATCTTACTTTCATTCATCTTCCTCTGGTTGATCCCCTTTTCCGGGTTTTTCTGAAAAATGTTCTTCTAACTTGTTTGGGCGATATGCCCATGCTGCTGCATCCGCTGGTACATCTTCTTTTCGTTTAACAGTAATATTGGGCCAAATATTTGACCATTTACGATTAAAGTCAATCCAAAATTCTTTTTCATCTGCAGGTACTTTAGTATCCGGTAAGATAGCATCAACTGGACATTCTGGTTGGCATACTCCGCAGTCAATACATTCTTCTGGATTTATTACCAGTGTGTTTTCTCCTTCGTAAAAGCAATCAACGGGACAGACTTCAACACAATCCATATGTTTACATCGAATACAATTATCATTTACAATATAAGTCATGCTGTCACCTCAAAAAATTCATCAAATAGATTATCTTTAAGATGGTACTTAGCATTAACTACCTCATATGAATCAACCTGCATTGCAAGTAACGTATGTTTTTTTGTTGGTTTGCCTTTAAACCAAAAAGTCATCATAGGATCATCTCTATCCTCATGCCAAGGATACCAGTTATAATCAACTAACGTAGTCTCGTCATCGGCAAATACTTTTTCAGATTCGCCAAACAGTTTTTCTACTCGGTCAATTGGATGTATTTCTTGGTGAAAATATGGAATTTTAATTGCAAATTCTTTTACTTTTAAATGGTGTTTTATTTTCATAATCTACTCAATTTAATTAGTACGGCAGCAAGGTTAATTTCCGGGTCAACAACTAATGTGTGATCAACAAGGCCTTGTTTTATAATTAAAACAGCAGAATCTTGTTTTTCATCATCTCCAAATAGCTCTAAGTTTTCGTAAAGCCAGCGATAAATTCCTTCCATTTCCTCAGGACGGACTGTACCACATAAAAGTTTTCTAGCCTCTGCAATTTTACCTGCTTTGAAAAGATCCACCATCTCTAGTTTCCAATCTGCTTCGCCAGAGTCATTTTCGTGTGGAGCAAGTAAACTTTTGTCCTGTACATTCATTTGCACCATATTTATGCACTTGCGTAAATCTGGATAGGTAGCTTTGACGTATGTATCAAGGATATCAAGATCTGGTGTTACATTTTCTGCAATTAAAATTTCTGCTACTCTAGCCGTGAATTCTGTTTGATCTACCCGAGCAATATGGAATCCTTGACATCTACTATGGATAGCAGGAATGATTTTATTATGATAATTACATGTTAATATAAATCTAGCAAACTCGTGATATTCTTCCATTACGCCCCGCAATGCAGCCTGTGCATTTGGTGACAAATAATCTGCTTCGTCTAACAATACAACTTTAAAATCGCCAAAAGGAATCATTTGGACAAAGTTTACAATTTTATCTCTAACATCGTCAACTGAATTAGTACGACTTGCATTTATTTCTAAGATATCAAACTCATTAACATTTAGTTCATGCAGCAGTAATTTTGCTAAAGTTGTCTTGCCTATTCCTGCATTTCCACTAAAAAGCAAATGCGGGATACTTTGATCTTTAATCCATTGTTGTATTTGTTTTTTTTGTGCTTCATCTCTAAAAACATATCCGTCTACAGTCTTAGGTCTATATTTTTCTACCCAAAGTTCTTTCATTTAATTAACTCACTCCAAGTTTTAAGTTTATCTTGTTTGATTGAAACACGGTGTCTAAGTTCTTCCCAGTTTGTAATATCGTGTGCTACTAGCAATTCTAGCATACATAACACATCACCTGCTTCCTCGACAAATTTCTGTCTTTGCTCTTCTTCTATTTCTTCTATTGTAGCATACTTGCGTATGATCTTGCTACATCTTTGTGTCAGTTCTCCGCATTCTTCTGCGGTAATAATCATCAATTGTTGTAAGGTGTTAATAGGGCTAGGTTGCAAAGTGTCTCCGTGTGGTCATAAAAAATCCTATTATAATAATAGCATACTATAGTAGGATGTCAAGTTTTATTTTGATTTTAGATTTTGTTTAGCGATTTCTGCTGAATAAAAGAATATTGCTAGACGATTAACATACATTTTAAAGATCGCCTTCTTTACGGTTTTCGCTGTAGTATACATCGAACTCACCGTCTGGATATCTTGCTTTAAGCTTATTTACATTTTCTTCAATCACTGAATTCGGGTCAAGCCCCATTGCACGAACACTATTAATCCAATACCAAAGTATATCACCAAGTTCTCGTTTGATATGGAACCTAGTATCCTGGTCAAGTGGCTTGCCTTGGAATACGCATTTTTTAACAATTTCTGCAAATTCTCCTCCTTCTGATGAGAGTCCAATAGCACCTGTTAAAAGTAGTGCCATATTTACGTTAGTTTCAGTTTCAATTTTGTTTAATCGTTTTGTCATAGCGTTTGTATCGTTACTTTCTGCTGAAGTAACTGCTGATACAAATTCTTTGTATTTGTTTAAATCAATTTGACTCATTCTACTCCTGTAATAATGTCTGCAGGTTTTTCTTCACTTGCCATTAAGATGTCTTTATTATCTACCATCCTTACAGTAATTTCGCCTGTGTCTGTCTCTAATTTAATCCCATGTGTCCAGCGTCCGTGATCAACTAGTACCCAATCACCAACTTCGTAATCTTCCTTATTTGTAGGTCCTTTTGCCCATACACGGCCCCATCTAGGATGTATGCCGTGTGTTTTTCCGTCGTCGTCACGTAAGATTATTCCTGCAGCCGTAACTTGCTCTCCAAAATGCATTTCACTAACAAGTACTTTATCTTTAATTGGTTTTAAGTTGCCTTTAACTGTATTGTACATATATCCTTTAATAATCGATTATAGGGTCGTAAACACGATCTTCTTCGTGATTTTTATTATAAAAGTTGATTTCAAAAATTTTAAATCCCAGTAAGTAAAAGGACCAATAAAATCCTTTATGTGATCCTTTTAATCTAATATCCATTGTGTAATTAAGTATTGCAAACCAGCCTAACGAAATAAATGATTTTAAAAAATCTAATTCTATTATGTAATTTTTTGTTATATGGATAGCAAAAAATCTACGCATCAAGCATCTTTAGGAACAAAATTTCCGTCTGCGTCTTCTACCCAACTTTCTTCTGTTACTACAAGGGGATCTTTAGTCCTGCTTTTCTTTTTTGTAGTAGTAGCTTGTTCTGCCATTATTTCAGATGTTTTAGTAATTACAGCAGGCTGCTCATCTGGAACACCTTTTTGACTATTGTAATATGATTTAAGAACTTCTTCTCTTTTCCTAATAATTTTTCCTCCTGGACCTAATTCGTCTCCTCTTGCGTTTATACGCATATTACCAACAGCAGGAGTGAGTTCGTTTCTTTGTCTTAATTGATCCATATCAACAAGTTTTCCTTGCATTGATTTATACGTTTTTCTTCCTGATGATCTTAACGGCATTTTTTGTCTCCTATTTTAAAAATTCATCGAAATCTAAATTATACTTTAATGGGTTAATTTTATGTATACCTATTAAAAAAAGTATAAAACTTGCCACACTTGATCCTCTACCTACTCCCCAAACAATATTGTTTTCACGCATATTATCTATTAAAAAAACTATATAATGAAGTAAAGGTATTAAATTATTTTTTTCAAACTTTTTATATTCAAGATTAACCCGATCTATTTCTGATCGTGAAGTACATTTTTTTATTAAATTATCTAATAAATCGATATTAATATACTCAGCCGGCATCAACCATTGTTTTTGTTGTGCTCTGTCGAATTCTGCTAAAGAGATATAATTTTCTTTTTTATCATTTAAAGTATTATAATTAAAATGTGTAGCATAATTATTAAACTTTTTTACATCGTTACTATCTTCGTAAGTAAGTGAAAAAATTTTATCAAAATTGTTTGTATATACTAATTCTTTAAAGGTATCAAATGAATATAATGTTGTATAATTTTCTGTATTCATCTAATCATTTTAACTTATTTTTATCAGTTCGTCAAGTTCTTTTTCTAATTCTTTATCTTGTTTTTGTTTAATCTCTATTGCTGACTTATAATCCTCTATTAACATTGTAATTTGGTTTATCAGAGAAGGATTAGTGGTCATATATAATTTTTGATTTAGTTCTTTAAGTTTTTCAAATAATGTGTTTAGGCTTAATTCTTTTAAGTTACTACTCAAAGGGTGCATTAAGAAAACTCGCCTAGATATTTTGCGAAAATAGTTGCACCTCCATCTGTAGTCCAAAACTCAAATATTTTTGGATTCACAGCTGATTCAATTTGGAACTTTAATTCGCCATCAAGTCTTGGAAAACTACTATCTGCTTTAATGTTGTTGCCTTGTGTGGACGCCCAGGTAATTGTATGATTTCCTTCTCCGTCGCTAACAACATGGGCTATTAATTTAGCATATTGTCCTGCGTTAGGCCATAAATCTAATGTTAAAGAAAGATCTTGTGTAACTGTAATTTTTTGATAAGAGCCTGTCGACCATGTAACAGTGGTTGATCCAGATGCTGCTTTACTTAGAAACTTTTCTGTTGTCCTATAAAAAACAGCATTTTGTATTTCATTATAAGAAAAATTATTATCAACATTAACTTTTGCTGTGTTATTTTCTAAATTTGTAATTTCTGTTTTTGCTATTCCTAAATTTGTTTTTAATTCGTTAAAATTATCTCTAAAACCTTGACTGTCGTTATCTTGTCCTGCAATAGGAAAATTTTCATCAATATTAGTAATTTGTATGTTTGACATTGCTTGTTTCTCCGATTATTATATTTATCTATGCATTATGACTATAATTATGAAACAGTAAATATTGGTCTGACGCATCTCCTTCTATTGTGTCAACAACAAATCTATCAATTTCAAAGGTGTAATTTGAAAAACTTACATTTGCATTATTTAATGCAGTTAAAACTTCTTTACTAGTGCCAGGTAAACAATAACAAAGTGGTATAGCAGTTACATATCCTAATGATTTAATTGTATTTTGTTGCGCTGTTCGCATCCATAATGGTAGATATTCTATTTCAGTTTCGCCTATGTTTTTAATTTCTTGTCGACTATGATATATGTTAGATATAAAGCGTGTTTGCTCATTAAATCCATCAACACTCATACCATTAAAATCTGCTTTTACAGTATTTTCAGGAACCGGTCTAAACCTATAAGGTTCTGTTGGACCTTCTATTAGTTTTCCGGCAATTTGTTTTTCATTTATAATAATTGGTTTTTTATCTACCAAGTATTTAATACCGTATCGTGATTCTATTATAAAATTAGGATCAAAATAATGATTAACTTCTCCGTGTTCGTTTGTCCCAATGGTAATACCTATAGGAGGTGGCAACTCTACACTATACTGATCGTAATTATAAGAAGTTTGATCTACTGTAACATTAGTTTTTTTCTTTATTCTAAAATTTTTCTTTGTTGGATTAAAGTTTTCATAATTATTATCAGGATCAATTACATCTATATAAACAACTTCGTAAATTATTTTTTGTGTTCCTAACTGCTTTGCTACAGCATTTTTAATTTTTCCTAGTATATATTTTTTCCTTTTATTATTTTTTGATAATGCTGCAATATAAAAAGAACTGTCTTTTGTTTCTATGCCTGCATATACAAGCATTTTCATTTTTTGTTGGATACCAAAATTTGGATCATTTGGTCTGTAAATATAATTGTAATCAAAATAGGTTTGGTTGTTAATTAATTCGCTATACTGACTCCTAAAATCTTTATTTAAAAATGGTTGTGCAAAAATGTTACTAAAGATTTTATTATCAGGATCTAGGATTTTTAAAGTAAAAGTCCTAGATATTGCACTATAGCCAAGGTGATCTCTTGCTTTTATTGTAAAAATATAAGTCCTGTCTAGTGTGGTTGAATTTTGATCTAACTTCAGATTTCCATTATCAAAAGTAGTTACTCCTAGTTCAGTTTCTGAGCCAAAACTTTTTATTATTCCTATTATTTCTCCTTTTATTCCTAAACGTAAACCAGGCGGTAATTTGCCTTCTTCTAGATTATAAATCATTATAGCATTTGGTACGCTTGTTGTTGCTTGAACTGAAAGGGTACTTATAAAATTAGTGCTTATTGTTCCTAAATCTGCTTCTGTGTTCCACGTAATTGTGCTATCAACTTCTCCTAAAATATTCAAAGTAAATGTTTTATCTTTATAACTTTCTTCAACATAATTAGGAAGTTGCCTAGAAGCTCTTAAAGTAAATTGATACTGCCGTGTTACTGCCTGTTGATATGGTATTTTTCCTGCTATTTCTCCGTTTGAAAAATCTAACTCTAAATTGTCCGGTAAAACACTAGGAGTTCCATCTGGATTAGTTGTTAACAATTTGTATGAAATAAAGCCAATTGTGGTGTTCAAATCTAAAGTGTCAAATATTAATGTAAGATAATTGTTAGCTCTTTTATAACCTAGGTTTGCCGGAGTAAGCCATATAGGGGTTCTTATGAATGTATTATCTGCGCTAAAAACCCCATTTGCAACTTGCATTATAGCATTATCAGCTCTAAGGAAATCATCTCCTACAACATAAATTTCAAAGTTCCTATTTACGACAGTAATACCATCTGTTACTGATACAATAAATTCATAATATCTATTTAATTTTTTTGGGCTTCTTGTAGGAATTGATAAGTCAAATATTTCTGTATCGTAATACCAGCTATCATAACCATTATCAGAAACTACATCAACTGTTACACCTTTTTCTAAAGCTATAATAGGATCAACTAAGCCTACAATTCGCCCATCAGTAGTTAACCGCAATCCTTTTGGTAGTTCTCCTGAGTACAAGTAATATTCTAAATCCTTACCAACAATAGCATCAGGATCGTCAGCAAGCAATTGAAAATCAATTACAGCACTATCTATAATAAAATATCTTTGATTGCTTCCAATTGGAAGCAATCCTTCAGGTGTTATCCATGTCGGATCATCTGGACCTGAAACTTGGATTTTATATGTGCGATCCTCAAATACTCCTCTTACATCCGCCCTGATTACAAATTCATATAAAGTTTCAATCTCAACTTCTAGCGGAGTTCCAATTATATTTTGATCAACTAATCGCATGCCTTTTGGTAATTTGCCGCTTATCACAGACAAGGTCATATTATTTTCGGTTAATGGTAAATAATTTTCGTCTATAGGTAATGCAACTGATGTAGTTTCTCTTTCGTTAATTTTTGCAATTATTGCTCCTGATCTTTTCCTCCAAAATTCCATATGCAAGTTCCTTCAGCTGTTAAGCAAATACCCCTGGATCATAATTGATTTGGGACGGGTTTGTAAAAGATCCAAAATCTATATCAGTGGTTGCAATTACATAATCTATAATTGAAGTAATTTCATATGTAAATGTTCCAAATTCTAGTTGGTTTAATACAGAATTTAGATTTTCAACATCAACTCCGTTTACTAAACCATTTAAATTACCAATAAATGTATTAGCAGTAACAGTATATACATCAGTAATGTCATGATTGTTTCCTATCAGTGTACCGCCTAAATGTGGGTCCTTGTCAAGGAACATTAATCCTTCGCCGGTTACATTATGCCTGATGTAAGCTTGATCGTTTTCATAAACTACAGCAGTTCCGATATTCCTTCCCCCAGATAGATATAAAGTTCTATCCCCGCCGTCAAGGATATTGCTACCTGCATCTGTGAGGACAATCAATGATTTTAAACCTGCGTCTGCAGTGATGTTAATTTGATCTCCGAATTGAGTAAGGAGCACATTGGATCCTTGTGTTAAAGTTTTAAATTTTAGAACATTTCCTAATTTTTCTTTAAATATAGGAGCGCCGTTACCAATGTTTTCTGCTTCTGTGGCAATAGCATTATTTAATAAATATTGCATTTCGTCAAAGTTATCATTAACTTTAATAAATGCTTCTCTGAGATCATCTCCTGTGCCGTCATTTGCTAAATATCCTACATTAATTTTTTTAATAGCCATTCTTTATCCTTATAAAACTCCAACTGCAATTTCAATAACTTTGATTTCAGCATCATTGCTAGCTTCAATTGCTTTACCTATTATCGCTCCGCCTATAAATTCTTGAGTTGCTATTGCAACTCCTGCTATATCACTAGCAATCAACATATCTCCTTTTTCAACTTTGCCTACTACCAAGCATGGTACACGACCTTTTAATGCAATAGCTGTGCCATTTTCTAGTTCACTGTTCATTAAATATGCAGGATTAGTTGATACAACTCCTATTACTTTTGTTGTTGCTAACCCTTTGGCAGCAGTAACTTCTTTATCTCCGCCAAACATCATTACAGTCCCGGGTGTATAATGTTTGTCTGCAGTATACATTTCAGCTAAGTCAGCATATTGAGCTTGAGTTGCTGTACCAGAAAATGTTGTTGAATAAACAGTATTCCATTTCCGACTTCCTGTTCCTAATGTACCGGAGTTATTTGCGCTAGGTAAAACAGCAATACCGTCTATTTCCATACCTAATTGTTCTGTATTAGCAGTTAAAGTTTTAAATTGCAATGTAGATTCAACTGCACCGTTTGTTCTATCACTTACGTTGCTAATTATTTGACTAACAGTTGAATAGGCTCCAACTGAATTTAATTTTTTAAATTGTAATGCTCCTCCGGTGGTAGTATTGCTTACAGTATTTTTTATAATAACATAAGGACCTGAACTTGCTGCTACTTCTAATCCGCCTGTTGAGATACTAGATGTTGTTGACGAACCTCGGCCGACCACAGTTGAAAGTGTATCAGTTTCAGTGTATGAAGTTAAGTACCTTCCGTCCAAATCCTTTGTGGCTGTTGTTCCGTCATTTCGTGTTAGCGTTAGTATACCGGTTGCTGTAGCAAAATCAACTGACGAAACATATGTATCTGTACTTGCAAAACTAAATTGTGTAGTTCCTGCTACCGGTGTAGTTTGAGTTATAGCGACATTGTTACTACTTACAAGTTTTATCTTATGTGTCTCAAGCACAGTTTGTTCTGTGTTTGAATCTGAAAAAATATTAAATCCACTATAAGTGTCTATAGTTTTGGTTCCAATACTAGTAATATGACCAAATGTATCAAGACTAATACTTTGTATAACAGTATTATTTGCATTGTTAGAACTTGCCTGCGTACTTGTATCTGCATGTCTTAGAGTTACAGTTGTATTTTCTCCTTCAACCCTACGAACCTGGCCATCGCCTGTCGGTGGACCATTAGCAATTACAATTGTATCATTGACATTATAAGGACTTTGATCGCCTGCTGCATCAAATAAGTTCCATTGTGTAGTTGTTCCTACATTGGTAATATAATATTCAGCACCATCTATTGCTGCTGTTACATTTATTACATTATTATATTCAATACCAAGTCCGTCGGTTGCAATGAAACCACCTTGTCCGTCTGAGTCTTGTTGCGGTGCAATAGATATAAATGATACAAAATTTCCAGTTGTATCTGTGTCTAATTCAACACTATTAGGTACAACTGTTGCTGTTAAGGTTCCGCTAGCTAAATCTGTAATAGTTACAGAACCTGATAAATCTCCTGCTAACGTAATAGTAAAATCATTTACATCAAAATCTAGTTTTCCGTTAGTGTCGTCATATGTAACTGCTATTCCGTTTTGGTCTGCGTTAACTCCGGCAACCATGTCGCCTACCATGTCTTGCAATACTTCAGGAACAATAGTTAATACTACATTACTGATATCAGCAGTTCCGTCTATTGTGAAACTACCTGTTACCCCAGTCCTTGTTAATAAATCTGCTGAGTTTTCAAATGTAACAGTTCTAGCAGTTTGCCATTTTGTAGTTGTATCCGCATTACCTATCAATGCTCCACGGAAATTAGTTGCCTGTATATCTCCTTGAGTACCGCTGAATACTTCTGCATTATTTGTTGCTTCAGGTATAAATGTCAAGTAGCCTGTGCTATCATCAAATCCAAAAAATCCAATTTTAGCATTAATACCATCATGCCATCTAAATTCGATACCTCTATCTTTGTTATCGTCTGCAGTCGGAGCTGTATCACCACCTAATGTAAAGATTGGATCGTCAATTGTAATCGCTGTGGAATTGATAGTTGTTGTGGTTCCTGATACTGTTAGATTGCCTGTAACAATTAAATCATCATCTACTTTTGTAGTTCCACTTTGTGAATCTAAAATTAAATCCCATGGATCAGCCGGAGCTGCTACAGGTACAGTATCGATAATATTTGCGGCAGTAATTCCAATTTGTATCGCATCAATAGTAGCACCATTTAGTATTAAATTACTCGTCCATACAGGTGTTGACGAGCCTGAAACTACCATTACATCGTGTTCAGTACCAATAGGAAGTGTGCTCATTGTTGAACTGTATGCGTTTCCTGTTGGAAGGTCGGTACCTGCGTAAAGTATATCTCCTTTTGTATATGTTGCTAAATTTGTTCCGCCTTTTTCAATTGGAACTGTTCTAGATAAATTAACCGGATTCCTATAGTAATCGGAATTTTGTCCTCCTAATGTCAGTGCATCAATTTCGCCATTTTCAGTTGTGTTTCTTGCTTCAACTATACCGTTAGTAACTTTGAAATGTTCTACTGCAAAACCTGCTACACCAACAGTTGCTTCGTTGGTTAAAGGATTTAATGGATTTAAATAGCCTGTTCTTTCAACCTGTATGTCAATATTACCATAATAAATGTCTGTTGTACCATTGTTCCAGTTAGGTCCTGACATTGTAATTGGATCGTTTAAAGTACTATTTGAAATACCAGTTACAGCGTATTGCCAAGAATTATCTCCTCGAAGGAAAGTCTCAGTATTTGCAGATCCTGTACCTAATCTTGCGGTATTAATAATACCACTAATAATATTATCTGCATCAATTGTGGTTGAAGTTAAATTACTCCAACTTGTCTCGAGTTGTCCACTTGTGTTTGCGTCTCCGGTAATAATTACAGTTTGGACACGCAATGTAGAAGTCCCAGTTCCTCTGTCAAGCAAAGTTACTTCGTCTTTTGTTAATCCATTTACACTATCTATTGCTGATCCTCTTGCAACATGCAGTGTAAATGTGTTGGCAGTTACACTGCCAACAAAATAAAATCCACCTGCGTTCAATCCTAAAGGAGGATCAGTTGCTGTTAATTTTACAGCATCGCCGCCTGTTAGTCCGTGTGCAGGTATATAGAACGCATTTTTTTCTAAACTGATATTGTATACAAGTAATTGTGCCGGTGATCCATTATGAGGTGTACTACC